TGGAATATATCCGTAGTCCTGAATCTGACGAAATGTTACTTGAAGCACTTGATCCTATTGTAAACGAAATAGAAGATCGGATGCATGAAAAACTTGAAGCGTTTCAATCTTCTTTTTTTGGTTCTTTGGGTGCGGCCAGTAAAAAATTAGACCAATCAACAGGCCAAGCAACAATCAAAGCAGTAACCAGAGATAACCCAATTATGGGGTTTGTGGCTGAATACCTTATGAAAAGAGGGGGTTTAGACCAATTTACAGGGCTAAACACCCCTAATAACGTGTCGGAAAAGCCAAAACAAAGCGAAAAATTAGGGTTAAAGTAGTACAATAAAACAATACTACTATTAATAAAAGGTATGTAGGCTTATTTTTTTTTTTTTTTATTATTACTTTTTTATTATTAATATAATAGTAGTATAATTATATATAGCAGTATTCAACTGTAGGTATGGTGAGACAATGAAATGTGAAACCTGTGAAAAAGAAAAAGAATTAAGGAGATTTGGGATAAAATGATCTGTGAGAAGTGCAACAAGAAACTAATGTACGTCAGGGATGTCGTAGGAGATCCTTTAATGTATTGCCCTGATTGCTGTCAGGTATGGGTTGAGAGGGTTAACAAATGAGTTATAAACCTTGGAAATGTGCCGCAGGTCATACAACCAAGCAATTAGATACGTGCGTTCATTGTATGAATGAACGTCATTATAGATTTATTGAGAGGCTAAAATAATGGGACGTAAGAAAGAGTTTGTAGCAAGTAAGTCGTTTACTTTAGGACTCCAAGAGTTAATGTATATGGAGAAGAAATGCAATGAACAGGGAATCAAAGCATCTAAATTTCTTAATCGTTTATTGCGAAGGGCTATGATGGCGGACCTTGAGAAAGAAAACCTTAGGCGCAAACCTGTCGGAAGGTGCCATAAATGTGAAGACTTCCGTGGTTATGACCTTGTAGATGATGAATGGTTATGCGAAGTTTGTAAATTAGAAAAGACTGAATATATTAGCGCTATAGTTAAGTAACGGTGTATAGGTGCATAGGTCGGGAGACTCGAAGGCCTCCCCACTCAACCAAGGAGTTACACCAAACATGGCAGTAAGACGAAAAACCAGAAGGGCTCGCAGAAAGCGATCCTTTAGCATAAATCTTTTGGAAACTGGCGCTGGGCTCGCTTTTCTGCAAGCAGCAGATGCAGGCACAGCCGCTAATCAAATGATAGGCGGGAATATCGCAGGCGGATTAAAGACGCTCGGCGATGCATTCAAAACAAATAAAAATGACTTCATTAAAATTGGAGTAGGTACACTTGCTGCCAAACTGGTTCTATCCAGTATGGGCGGTTCTAAGGTATTGGGAAGCGTGGGCCCCTTGAAGCTCCGCGCAAACTAAGGAGAAAAATATAGATGGCAATCGTAATTTCGAGGAGCGAATCTGGGCTTTCGGCCACGACCAGCTTCCAAGCATTAGACAACTTAGCAGGAGCTAGCGTTTCAAGCAGCTTTACAGTCCCAACAAACGTTTCATCATTGAAATCTTTGTCAATAGCAGTAGCTGCCGATGGCGCAGGTGAGGAATTCTGTTCTTTGATTAAAGTTTCAGGAAACGCAATGCGTGACGGTGATGCAGTTTTTGCAGGCGGCGGACAGATGACAATGGGAACTTCCACAGGAAGCAACCAGAACTTTGTACAGTATGATACTGATCTTGGAGTACAACCCGGAAATTCTTGTGAGTTTTCTGTAGCAGTTACAACCGCAGCAGCAATTGATATTGTAGTTACAGCGCAGTTTGCATAGAGGCCTTAATGCCTCTAGTCGGCGGCGGTGGAGCAGGCAATATAGCGGGTAGTAATCCTAGCGGAACTGGTACCAGTCTAAATTATGTAGGGCAACATGCATACGCATATTCTGGTACAATAGCAATAACGGGTTCAGATACTACAATGCTAGAGTTTGTAACCGCTGAACAATACGTTTTAGGAGAATTAAATTTTTCTGGAGTATGGGGAAACTTGGGTAGTTCTGCTGTCACTATGACATTAAACATTAACGGAGAAGATACTATAGTTAATACAGTAGCTAATACAAGCGCCAGAGACGTTGAAGGTACACCTTATCCAATCCTTTTACCACCTTTTAGTAAAATAATAATATCAATGACTCAGGCAAGTGGAAGCGATAGAGACTTTCAAGCTACTATAGTGGGGAGAGTATACTAGATTGTAATGCCCACTAAGAGAGAACGTGAGTATTACCGCATGGGCTTTGATGACGGGATCCGTTCAGGAAGGCGGGGTATAACAGTAGAAGAAGTTATAGAATATGATAGAGACGCGCCAATACTACACCCAAGACGGGATTTAGTGGGTTATGAGGTACCTAAAAAGAAGCGTAAACTATCAGCATGGAACAAATACGTTAAGAATAAGCGTAACCACATAACATATAGAGACGGCAAATTAAACTTAAAGAAAATGGCCGTAGCATTTAGGCGCAAGAAGAGGCGATAGTGTGCCGTATGAAGATTACAACTGGGAACAGATCTTGTTCAGGTTTCTTTTGGCTGCGGTGGCGATTTTAGAAGGCGCTAGGATGATGAACTAATGGCTTATGCATTGATTCCTGATGGTTACAGCCTCAAGAAGGTAACAAAGTTACAAGCACAGGCAGTAAGCGCCAAAAGACGACATGATAACTTTGAAGCATTGTTTAACAACCCTAACGCGCCTATAGTTATTGGTGGTTTAGTTGCAGGTTTTTTTGGTGTTAAATTGGCAGAGGATATTATCAAAGATATTGAATCTAGGGTAGGTACATTAAGTGATGATGTTAAGCAAGGAATCAAAGATACCATAGACATAAAACTTCCGACTTTTGGAGCACCAGCTCCAACAGCTCCAACAATAAGCGACCTTTTTGATTTTATTAAGAGGGAAATTGAATGAATTTAGGCGCGGTAATTGTACTGTTAAAACTTTTTGAGGAGAGCGGAATTACTAAAGTCTCACCCGACCTTCTTAGTAGACCATTTGAAAAACCACGTGGTCCCGTTACTCCTCCCACTTCTAAAGCAGGAGTGCGTCCCGATTGCGGACCGGGAAAGAAAGCAATCTTACAATTTGACTCTTGGGTATGTGTACCCGATTTTAATTAAACATGGAAATTACAGCCTTCGAGTTAATAGGACTTGCTGTTTTTTGGAGTTTATTTTATTTCTTTCTTAGTCATTATATTGCAAACTTAAGCCGTGATGCTTGGGTGGAATATATCCGTAGTCCTGAATCTGACGAAATGTTACTTGAAGC